GGTCAGTGCCGCCACCTCCTGCCGCAACGCCTTCACTTCCGCTTGCAGCGCCTCGGCGTCGCCGTTATCCTTACCGTTGCCGGCAAGGGCGGCCTGCGTCTCGGCCGCCGTATAGACACGGGCAGGTGCCGTGAACTGAACCAACTCAGGGCCTTCTTCACCAACAAGGGCGAAGCCGGGAGCCGCCAGACCTCCATCCGCAAAGGCAGGAAGGATTTTGATGCCGCCGCCTCCGCCGGTTCCATACGTGACGCCCGATCCGGTGTCGACCGGCGTGATGGAGATCCCGCCTCCTCCGCCGGTTCCGTACGTGACGCCCGATCCAGTGTCGACCGGCGCGATGGAGATCCCGCCGCCGCCACCAGTTCCATATGCCACCCCATCTGTGTGCACCATACCGGCAGCAGCCTGCGCAGCCTGCCACGCTTTCAGGGCATCAGCCACCGAGAGCACCGATTGGTTGACCTCGCCCAGGGCTGTCAACTGATCCTGCAGGAGGCTGACCTGCTGGTCCATATTCGATGCCTGCCGGGTCGCGGTGTCCTCGGCAAGTTGGAGCATATCCTGGACGTGCTGGAAGTCGCTGGCATACTGCGTCCCTGATGCGTTGTATGACCTCGACGCATCCAGGTACGTCTGCGCCGCCCCCTGCAACTGCGACAGGGCATCGGTATCGCCGAGGCGGGCCTTAGCGGCGATCGTCTCGAACTGTGAGGATGCATCGGCATATTGGGCTTCCGGAGAGAGCGGGGAATTGCTGCCGACCAGGAGCCCCTCGCGGAATTGCTTCAGCGACGTGGCGAACTGCAGCATCTGATCACGGGTGCTGGCCAGCGTGTCATGTTCTTGCTTTAGAGCGTCTATGTAATTGGTTCTGGCGGTCGAGGTGGCGGTGGTCTGCCGCTCGAGCTGCTGGACCTGCTGCAACAGGGTCGTGTCATAGCCTTTTGCGATCGCGTCCTGCAACTCGCGCTGCTGTTTCAGTTGCAGCTCCAGGGTATCTGCGGCGTCGTTGTTACCTTGGGCGCGAAGGAGACGCACCTGGAGATCCTCGGACCACTGCGCCTGCTCTTTAGCCGCTTGCGCCGCTTTGTCGGCAGCGTCCTGAACCTTTCCGAACGCAGGGGCTATCTGCATCAGCGATGCGTACATTTGCCGACCCGAGTCGGTCGAGAGATCCAAGCTATTTACCAGCGCCGCGAATTGATCCCGAGTTGCGGGCGCTGTCACCCCGAGATCGCGGAAGGCATTGGCCACGTCCCGCTGCGCCTGTGCCGCAGCCATTGCCGTCTGCTGATCATTGGTATAGATCGCCTGGGTATAGTCGGAAATGGCGGTCGTGAATTTATCCGTGCCACCCATTGCCTCAACCAACTGTGAGGCATACCCCGCTCCCTGGATTGAGCTCTCCAGCAATTTCCCGCCGGTCTTTTCGGCCATGTCGTTGACCGCCTGGAGTGCGGTCACCAGACGGATCAGCGTGTCGTAGGATTTCTCGCCCGGTGCTGCCAGGGCGGTCAGCTCATCGAACTGGCCGGTCAGTTGTGAATTGACGGCCACGACGAACTGGGAGAGTTTCGCCTGAAGCTCATCGGCCGGGCCTTTGGAGAGGGTGTCGAAATCTGCATTGAATTGCGCCATGACGCCGTTCGTCGCAGTCAGGGAGGATTGGACCGATGAAAGCCAGGTGGAGATCTTCTTTTGTGCATCCGCGGCGTTCAACCCAGAGAGATCCAGCGACTCAAATCCGGCAAACGCTGAATTGACATGGCCGTTTGCGTCGGTAATGGTTTTGAGGAACTGCTGTTCCCAGGCATCGAGCTTCGTCTGCGCCGCTGCATCGGAGAGTTTCGCCGTGTTGATGTGATCGAGGCTGTCAGTGAACTTGTTCAGCGTTTTCGTCGTATCGGTGGTCAGTTTTTGAGCGTTGGTCAGCCACTGATTCACATACGCTTTAGCTTGGTCGACGGGAAGGTTATCAATGGACGAAAGTTTACCGAGGTCGCTAAGGACGCCGCTGCGGCCGCCGAGGGCGTCCGTGAGAGAGTTGGCGTATTTGTTCAGCCAATCCTCCAACATTTTCTGGGCGTCGGAGGCGCTTTTCCCTTTGAAATTAAGCTGCTGCTGCGGCATTGAGATATTGCTATTGGACTGAGTGATATTGAGCGCTGCGGCAGAGCTGGCCACGGTGTCCTGGATTTTACCCATAACCGAATTAAGCTGGTCTACAAACTTAGGGTCAGCGGGACTATATGTGGTTTTGTAGTCAGGACCTCCGAACAGGCCGCCTGATTTTCGAAGCGTTGAGAAGTACTCAACCCCCAACTGCCCGGCTTGCACAAACAGCTCGACCCCCTTGGAGAACTGCTCCCAGTCGTTACCCCATCCGAAAAGTCCCCTTCCGAGGGCGTCCATTTTCGTCAGGGATTTCGCCCCTATCGCATCAAACCCTTGGGTGATGATGGAGAACGTATCTTTCGTATACGCCGCATCGCCGACCCCAGGCAGAAACCCTTTATCCGTACTACCGGATTGAACAGTCGAGAAGAGCTGATCAAGGCTTCCCTGGATCTTTGTGAATCCATCGGCAATTCGCCGTACCGAAAGAGAGGCATTATCTACAGCAGCGGTGAATTTAACCAACGAGCCAGAGACTGCATTGAGGCTGTAATTGCCGGCCGCAGCACTGGTTGATAATCCAGAAAGGTTGATATTAATGCCGTACTTCCGCAAGGCATCGGCGCTGGCTCGGTCGATGACCATCTCTCCCTGGTGGATCTGCGCTACCTGATCGTTGGGAACATAGTCAGTGCCGACCGCGTAGCTGGCCTGGAAGGTCTGAGCATTAATTTCCTCTACGCGTGCCAACCCGGCAGCTATAGCTGTTGCGGCGGCAACGGCTCCCAGCGCCGGCCCCACAAAGGGAATGCCGGCGAGCGACGTGAACGCTTGCTGGGCAGAGAGGTAGGTCTGAACCAAGGCCGTAGCTATGGCGAGTTTTTTGCCGACTTCAAATTGCTCTTTCGAGCCTTTCATCAACGTCTGGCTGATCTGATCCAGTGAGCTGGCAACGTCAGCCACTCCCTGTTGCCATGTCTTTTTCTTTAAATCAGCCAATTCCAGAGCTCTGGCTTGCTCCAGCAGGTTCAGCCGCTCATCTTCCTTATCGGTGTCTTCGCCGATCTTCGTTTTCAGGTCCTTTAGTTCCTGCAGCCATTCCATCTCTTTCCGGTACCGCTGCTCGATTGCAGCCATTCCGGATGCATAGGGATCGTTGACGGCAGAAAGGGAGGCGATCCTGTCTTTGAGGTCGTCGTTCTGGTGCGCTTCATCGAAGGCGACCTTCAGTTCCTTGAGCTTGGCAATCTCCTGATTGATCTTGACGATATCTGTATCTTTTCCTTCGGCCAGCATCTTCTCCAGGGCGATTTGATCCCTGATCTGCTGGGCGCGGGTAGTCTGCCCC